CGAGACTGATAAAGCTTTGGTTGAGCAGCGCTCTAAGAACGCTCAAGCAGCCATTGAAGCCCTTCAAAAGACTGGCCGGGATCCTCAAGGTTTTAGCTACGGCATCAAACCCAAAACTCCGATCATTGGTCCTGCATTTAGTGACGACAGCGAGTTTGTTAAGCAAAACATCAAACCTAAAACTGCTGTAGGTCGTCTTGCTTCTCAAGTTGGCGCTGCTATTGGTTTTGATCTTGGCGTCAACAAACTGACCAAGGCTCCTGGTCTTGCTGGTCAAACCATCCAAACAGTTGAAAAGCTGTCTGATGTTTGGAAGAACAAAGATCTGGCTCAAGGTGCTCGGGTCATGGCGTCCTATCTGATCAAAGACGTTCTGCCTGAAAGCATCCAGGATGCAATGTTTTTCATGCCTCAGCCTCCTGCTGCGATGCAAAAGGAGTTGGATGAAATTCAGAACCTTCGGACTCCTGAAGAGCGTATTCGTGCTGCTGAGGCTCTTCGTGCTGAAAACCCTGAAAAGTTCAACTACGCCTTTGAGCAGTTCAAAAACGTTGGTGTTGGTGTAGCTGCTACCACTGCCCTTCGTGGGACGTTCTACCTGGCTAATCGTTTCCTCAGTAAAGCCACCAGTGGTATCCCTGCTCAGCAAGCCATGGAGGAGGCCACTCAGGAGGCTCTCCCGCTGATCCGTCAGGAGGTAGAGGCTGAGGGCGTTAAGAAGGCTAACGAGGTCATCCAGGACCGTCTGGGAGCTGTTACGTCTGAGCTGTACAAGAAGATCGACGAGAACGTAGCTCAGATTGCTTTTGGTGCCCGTGCTGGTGCTGAGTCGTTCCTGCAGCGCCAACAAGAACTGATTCCTGACTTCCAGCGGCTAACACAAGAGCTTGAAGCTGTCCCTGCTGTGGGACCTGAACGAGCAAGTGTTGCAGCCGAGATCGATTCTCTCAGAAGCGTTTTGGGCGTAAAAACCCCTGAGCAAGTTGCTGCAAAACAAGCCAACCTAGAGGCCCGTCTGATGGCCTACGAGGAGGCTATCGCCAAAGATCCTGAGTGGATCAACAAGTCCACTGGTGTTGGTAAGAAGGCCAGTAAGAACAGCACCAAGGTTCGTATGGCTGCTCAAGCTGCTGAACGTCTTGATCGCCTTCGGATCCTACAAACGCAACTGCAAGAGTTTGACAACCTTGACCTTGAGCGGACTGCAAAAATTGCTCAACTAGAAGCAAAGTTGGCTGAAGGTAACACTGCTTCTATTGCGTTTACCAACTCCCTTAACGACGCTCGGATTCTTGTTGATGCTCTCGACAAACTGAATGATGAGCGTATTGGTTACTTGGAGAGCTATAACTCTCTGTTGTTCCGTGAAAACCGTCTTGATGAGATTGATACTGACTACACCTTGAAAGATGCTTTTGGTCAGGCTTACGGGGAACTCAAGGATCTCCTGAACGCTGGTGAGGCTGCTGTTGTTAGCGGTAACCTCAATCCTGAATTCATCAACACCTTTATTAACCGTGTTGATGCCATCCATAACAAAGTCATCGACAACGGTGGTTTAGCTCCTGTTGTTCCTGAAATCCCTGAAGACCTTCAGCAGACTATGGCTCAGGGCATTACTCCTGATCTTGAAGAGGCCATTAAACCTCCTGCTTCGTTGGTCATCCCCAAGCCAGATGCTCCTGTCGTCAATCAAGTTCCTGTAACCAAAACTGACGACGGTGAGATTGTTGTTGATACTGACACCATTGGAGCTAACCGTGCTCTGAGTGAAAGCGTCCCTGGTGATGATATTGCTGTTAACCCTCGTGAAGTAATTCGTGAAGTTAACAGGGACCTTGAGATCAACCAGGATCCTAGTGAGACCTTTGAGAACCTCAAGGACTTCACCAAGGGCTATGAAGACGCTCTCAAAGAACAGAAGCGTCTGATTGACAAGACTGGTGACGAGGACATTGCTGATAAAGCGTTCCAGATTTACAACACCAGCGCTATTAAATACACCGGTAGCTTTGACAACGCTGCTGCTGTTAAAGCGCTGTTTGAGACCTTTGATCGTGACGCAATCCTTCCTCAGCAATACGGTCTAGCCATCCGCAAGCTTGCTGAGTTTATGGGTGGTGACTCCAGGCTCAATCAATTGGCTGAGTTTATTAGCGCTGAGCAGATCGGTAAGGACATTCAAAAGAACCTGAACAAGATCATGGTTCCTACTGCAACCCTGGATTCCAACGCCTCTGCTGCTTTGGCTGCTGCTCGGGACCTCAGGAAGATTATGAACGATGAAGATATTCCTGGTCTTGATCGTGTCACTGCTCTGGATAACTTCAAGACCAATTTTCAAGTCTTCGTAGCTAACGCCAAAGCTCTTAACGAGATGATGTATGGCGTTGGTAACGCTCTTCGGTTGTTTGATCGTCGTAACCGTCTTCAGTTTGCTGCTGGAGACCCCAAAGTTCTATTCAGTCGTTTTAACCAAGAGCTAGCCACCTTTGGTGACAACCAGAACTTTGCTGATGTTCTTGCTGACAAAACCAAAGCAGCTAAAACAGAACTTGAAGAGCACTATGGTGATCTGTTCAAAAAGATTAGCGATGACGAAGATCTGACTGATGACGACCTTGCTGGTCTTGAAAGTCTTGTTGAGAAGATCTATGAGTCTCAAGGTGACATCAGCAAGCTGAAAGATCTTGAGGTCACTGCTGATGCAGTTCTGGCTCGTTTGCAGATTGGTTCTCCGCTGTCTAACCCTGCAACTGTTTTCTCAATTCCTATTCAAGGTATTCCTGAAACGTACCTGGAACTGACTGGTCAAGCTGTCAGCAACACGATTACTGGCACGATGGCTAAGTGGCTTGGTAAGACTGAGTTTGCCAAGGAATCGCTTGATGAAGCTCGTGTTGCTGCTGACACGATTCTTCAAACTCGCTTTGTGCTTGGAGAGGCTCTAGAGGCCACCTACAACCGTTTTGTGTACGGTAAGGCAATCTCAGACCCTGCACAGGCTGCTGACAGCGCCTACGAGATCCAAAGGGCTGGTGGTCTGCGTCGTGAGGAAGCCATCGCTCAAGACCTTGCTCAGAAGCAAGTAAGGATTCCTTTCGTCAACTACGTCATGGAGCGTGGGGAAAACGACGACAAGCTGTTTGACACCGTCAACGGCAGCCGAGTGTTTCTCAAGGCGTTCCACGATTACTTCATGCCTGCTGAGGCTTGGGAAAAGCGGAGCTGGTTTGGTAAGTACGTCATGGGTGGTACGACCACTGCCCTTCGCGGAATGGGTCTTGGTAAGAAGAGTTACTACCCAGGTGGTGAGAACGTAAACCTCAGTCTTCCTATGCAGCTTTCTGCAGCGGCTGACGAACTAACTACTGCCCTTTTTGCCAACGCTCACGTCAGGGCTGTTGTGAACAAAGAAGTTGATGAGCAGATTGCTGCTGGTGTTGTTGCTAGTGCAGACCGAGCTGAGGAGATTGCAAGACGTTTAAACAAAGAAATGTCTGATGTGTACAAACCAGTCAAAGTTGGCTTTGATCAACAGACAATTGGTTATTCAGTTCTTGATAACCAAATTCTTCAAATGACTCGTGCCATCAACCTTACTGAAGAGTTGACTGGTCCTTTGGCTAACACTGCTGATGCTGTAAACGCTTTGCGTAACAGTAAGCATCCTGCTCTTGCTGCTTTTGGACGTGACATTTTCCCGTTCCTTACTTCTCCTCTAAACGGCATCAAACGTGCTGCAATGATCGCTTATGGCGGTGAAGTAGTACAAGCTGGTGTAGATGCGTTTAGGGCTGGTCTTTCTACCGGCATGAAGGCGCTTCCTGAAAGCATTGCAGATCGTCTTCCTGCTAAAACCCGTCAAGACATTATTGATTTTGAAAGCAAGTATGTAAGCTCTGATCCTCAAGTCCGTAGCCGTGCTCAAGGGGCTTTGGCTCTGTCTCTTGGTATTAACGCTCTTGCTTTCTTCTTGCTGCGAGATGGTAACCAAGACCTAACTGGTGGTCTTGAAAACACCTACCGAGAAACAGAAGGTGTGCGTGATCCCTATACCTGGAAGGTTGGTGGAATGATGATTCCTTACCGTTACCTTCCTGTTATCGGTAATACCCTTGCTTTCCACGCCACAATCCGAGATCTTCAAGAGTTCTCTCCTGGTCGGGAAACCTCTGGTGCTTTTGCTCTTGCTATTGCTTCTCTTGCAAACACCATTCTGGAAACCCCTGCCATTGCTGGTTTTGATCGAGTAATTAAGGCTCTTACTGCAGCAGGTACTGGTGACGTATCTCGGATGCAAAAGCTGATTGCAGACTCTGTGGCTAAGGTCAGCGATCCTTACCTCAACCTCAGAAAGGTTGTTATTCAAGGCTTTGATCCTCGTAAACCTGCAAGTCCTGTTACTCGCTTTGCTGGTAAAGGCTTCTACTCAACTGGGAAACTTGGTGAGAAAGGAATCACGATGTCTGACATTGGTAACAGCATCCTGGATTCCTCATTCGGAAGCTTTGGTATTGCCTCTGAGTACAGCCCTGTAGGCGTCATTGCTGATGCTTTGGTATCTGTTGTCCGTAACGAGCCTGAGTTCCGTACAGCGTCTCGTAAAGCCCTCTGGTACGGCAAGCCTGGAACCACCATCAACGCCAATCACGCTGGTAAGTGGTATCCCGTTCAGGCTGTCCTTGGGCGCTACTGGCTGTTCCCTGACAAGCTTGGGGAAGACCCTGTGGCTAACGAAATGGTGGTAAACCTTATCTCGCCTCCTCGTAAGACCTTATTTAGCGCTGATGGGGTTGGTATCAATGAAGCTGTTCTTAACGACTTCAACCACTTCTTGAACTCTGAGTTTGAGTATTACGACCCTGTGTTTAACAAACAGTACAAAGGTGCTCACGCTTATCTCAAAGACCTCGTAAACAGCAAGCAGTACAAACAGTACCCTTCTGTTGACTCTCCGTTCCGTATGGGTTCTATGGGCCTTGTTCAGGATCCTAATTGGGGTCGTGAAGACAATATGCGGCGAGTAATTCTTAAGAACGAGGTTGATAAACTAATTAGTATTGCTAAGGAGCAATTCTTAATGGGTGATCTTCCCGGTCAACGCTATAAAGCTCCCGCAGAAATGAAACAGCTTGTCCTTCAAAATCGTCTGACCGGAGGCGCTCAGTAATGGCTTACGCATCAGTTACTTACACCAGTGCTTCTGGTACAACGTTTGCTCTAACTAACAGCAGCGGAGATCCAATTCCGTATCTTCGTCAAGCTGATATTGCTGTAACTGTTAACGGCACCCTTAAAACCCAAGGTACTGATTACACCTTTAACAGCGCTGGTACTGCAATTGTTCTGGGTGTTGCTGTTAGTAACGCAACGGTTAGCATCAGTCGAATTACAGACATTAGTGATGCAACTGTGGTTTATACCGCAGGTTCAACACTAACTGCTCAAGACCTTAACAACGCTGATAACCAGATTCGTTTTGGTCTTCAAGAATTTAGTGATACTTACGCAGCTCTGACCACTGGTACTGGTGACCTTCAAGTACTTGCTGGTTTTATCGGTTCAGCTGAAACTTGGCTATCTGATAACGCCCACGCTCCTACTACTGGTGCTGTTGATTCTCGTGTTGACAGCAAGATTGATACTGCTCTGACCACTGATGTTGTTGCTGGTGACTCTCTCACCATTACCGACAACAGCCCTGGTAGCGGTCAAATCACCATTGGTGTTACTAACGCCAGTATCTCCACTGCCAAGCTGGTTGACTCTGCTGTTACTACAGCCAAGATTGCTGACGGCAACGTAACCACTGCCAAGATCCTTGACAGCAACGTAACTACTGCAAAGATCACAGACTCAAACGTTACGACTGCCAAGATTGCAGATAGCAACGTAACCACTGACAAGCTGGCTAACGGAGCTGTAACCAACGCAAAGATTGCTAGCGGTATTGATGGCAGCAAGATTAGCGCTGACACCATTGATTCTTCAAAGCTGACTGCAGCGACTGTTGTTGTTAACTCTGAGGTCCCTTCGGTAACGGTTAACGACACCAGCTTCTTCACTACCTCTGCTGCTGATCGTCGGTACTTCCGTCAAGACAGTGCTGAGACCATTGACAGCGGTATGCCGTGGAGTAGTAGCGATGCTTTTATTGCTACTACTGCTGCTATTGATGCTCGTGTTATTGATCTAGTTGATGATGTTGGTGGCTTTTTTCCAATCGCCAATGAGACCAGTTTTCCGGTCAATAACCCTGACATCAATAACCCAGACAACGCTGGGACAATCATCAGTATTAAAGAAATTGTTACAACTCGTACCCCCTCTAGCGGTACCGTAACGATTGCTAATGGTGCAGGCAGTAACACCGTAACGATTACTGGGTGTGGTTCAACTGTTCTACCTTCTGGCTACGGCTTGTTGGTTGAAACGACTACCACACTTCATACTTATGTCTTTCACCGTCTGACCCCTAAAGCAACTGAGGTCACAACTGTTGCAAGTATTTCTACAGATGTAACTACTGTTGCTGGTATCAGTACAAACGTCACAACCGTTGCTGGGATCTCTGGAAACGTCACGACGGTTGCTACCAACATTAGTGACATTCAAACAGTTGCTAACGATCTCAACGAACCTGTTAGTGAAATTGATACTGTTGCCACCAACATTACTAACGTAAATAATGTTGGAAACAACATTACCAATGTAAATACAGTTGCTACTAACGACGCCAACGTCACGACCGTAGCCACCAACATTGCAGATGTAAATACGACGGCAGGTTCAATTGCCAACGTAAATACCACTGCAACCAATATTGCCAATGTCAATACTGTTGCTAGTAATAGCTCAAATGTAACCACTGTTGCTGGCTCTATTGCTAACGTCAACACAACTGCTGGATCGATTGCAAACGTAAATACAGTTGCTGGCAGTATCAGTAACGTCAACACAGTTAGTACCAATATTGTTGATGTTATTAATGCTTCTACTTATTTAAATAACTTTTTAGCTTTATACCTTGGAAGTCTCTCTTCCGATCCTTCTACTGATACGTTTGGAAACGCTGTAACTGGGGGTGACCTTTATTTCAACAACGTCAGCAGTCAAACCAGAGTCTTTAATGGCTCAAGTTGGCAATCTATTGTTGAAAACGCG